CCGTCTACGGTTTATTTAACGAGTGAATTAGATTTCTTTTCCATTGCGAAAGTTAACGCCTCGGAAATGGTTTTATTATTTATTGGCTTTGATTGATTAGGCATTGACTGAGTAAGCGGATTCCACCCTTGACGCAATCGTATTTTAATTGCCATTGTCATTGCTTCCATTTCAAACTCACGCTCTTTTAAATCCTTTATCCGGTTGAAGTCGTGAGAATCATTTTTCTTTATCCTGATTGATTTACCATTGAACGAAAACCCAATATACCAGCCGTTTGGATTGGTTTTATTTATTTTCGGTATGGTGTATTTATTCTTCATTTCTTGCACTAAATTTGCACTGTAAAATAAAAACCGTTGCTAAATACTTGATTAACAACGGTTAAATTGTGGAGTCGGGGAGAGTCGAAAACTCCTGAGCAACGCGTTTACTACTGTTTACAAGGGGTTTTCGATGCTTTTGAATTATGTTTTTTGCACCGTTTTTGCACTATTGCGCTTCAATAACGCACTTTAAACCGTCACTTAACTTTTGTCTTAGTTTGTCGGTAAGCTGAATATCGTAGGCGTTTTCAAAGACTATACGAACATCGGTTATAGTTGACTGCTGTATTTCTTTGATTTGATCCTCAGTCAGCAAAAAGTGAACAATTGAATTTGAACAATCGATTTCTAAAGTGTAATTAATTTTTATTGCTTTTGCTTTATCAGTTAAAAACTGAATGTAGCTTTTATCCGTTCTGCAACCTTCGCCAACATTAAAAACTGAAATAATGTAGGAACATCCGGCATCATTACGTCTTTTGGTAAATATTGCCTGGAAACCTTTTCCGCCTTTTAAAAAGCTTATCACTTCGGTTTGGTAAGATTGTATTTTTTCAAACTTATCAAAAGTTTTTTCAATTTTGCATTGCGAAAATCCCGAAAATCCAATCAGCATTATAAGTAATAATTTTTTCATAATATATGTGTTAATTGATTTATCAAATAAATGTGATGCTTATCACGTTTCTATATAATATTTGTTGTTGATTTACGTTTTAATTTTACAAGCCATTCAAAATGAAAATATCAAACATTCAGCGTCTTGAAGATGCAAAAGCTTTATATCGTCTGCATTTAAAAGGAGAAGTAAGCTATGATGATTTAATGCTTTTCATTGATTCTGAGATTGAAAACGTAGAAACTACATCTTTGCCTTCTGTCCAGCAGTAGCTTTATCCTTTATCTTTTTAAGACCTTCTATCAATTCCTCTTTTGTAATTTCATTTTCGATTATCCTTTTTATCCCTTCTTGGAAAAAAGGCATTTCTAAAAGTTCCTTCGCTATTGACTGAATTAAAGGATCTTCTGTTTTAGCTTCTTCCTTTATAATATCTCTTTCACCAACTCCATTAATTAACCAATCGCTATTTACATTCAAAGACCTTGCCAATGATAGTAAAGTGCTTTCATTTGGTTTCTTCGGCGGGTTGTTAATTATGCGCCCAATTGTAGCCTCTGAAATAGAGGAAATCTTAGACAACTTATAGTTTGTCAGTCCTTTATATTCAATTGCTTCCTTAAGCCTTTTACTGATGTTTTCCATTTCCTTATTTAAAACCATTACAAATAAAAGTATTTTACTAAAATATATTAGTATTTATTTGGATATTACTTTCAAATGTTAGTATATTTGTACCATACAACAGCAAAGGTAATGCAATTTATTTTTAATTGTTGTAAAAAAGTTGAAGAAATCTGTTTTAATGACAAAATCCTTCGATGAAATGCAAGCCTAAGCATTTAAAAAGGCACTCGACAAGAGGATAACTGCGGGTGTGATTACTCTGGCCTAAAAACCGAAATCCAGTAGTCTTTCAAATAGATTGACGCTGACTGTCGCAAAGTGAGTGCTTTGCCTGATGATGACTCAAAAGAGTCGAAACAGCACCTACAAAAAACATACACAATGATAGAGACAGCAGAAAAAACTACAATCGAGCAAATCCAGGAACAATACGCCTTAGTAAAAAGTAAAAGCAAATTTATTTTGAAACTCGCTAAAGTTGTTAAACGAACTCCTTTAACTGTTCGGCATCATTGGATAGGTCAGTTATGGTCTATACCGGAAGAATTCCAACAGACAGTTCTTGACGAAATCAACAAAGAGTTAAAAATCCAATCAAATGAAAAATCTTGATCCAAAAACAATAAAGGCTTTAGAGTCTTTTATCCGTCAGGCGAAAAGCGAAAAAGTGGCTAAGGTAAAAAAGGAAACTTTCAAACAAGCAGTTCAAAGAAACCTTAACGATAAGATGTTTGGTTCTTATGTTACAATATAAATTAATAAAAAAATACGATGGAAAACACAAGAGTTTTAGGGATAGGTAATTATTACGGCGGACTTCATATTTCTGAGGTAGCGGGTAAATTCTATTTTATTATAGAAAATTACGATACTGATTTTGAAGATTTAGACGAGTGGCAGGAAATTAACGAGTCGCTTTATAATCAATTAAAAATACACAATGAAACCTTTAAAGAATAAAAACCACCTACGTCAATAGGTGGTTATCAATTTAAATTAACATTCGGTTTAGCCGATTAAAAAAACAAAGATAATGAAAAATTTAGAAGAGATTAAAAAAGTGCTTTATAAAGAAAAGCCTTTAGCCGATAAGCTATACAATGAAGATAATTTTGAGATATACGGATGTGATACTTCTTTGGGAAGGGTAATTTTTAGAATTCCTATTTCTGAATCAGGTGATTTTAAAAGACAAGAGCCCGCGCAGTTGTTAATAAGATGGATTAATCAAAATTAATAGCTATGATAGATAAATCAAATTGGGGATATGAACAAGGTTCACCCTCAAATACGGTTGAGGAAGCAAAAGAACTTTCGGCAGAGGAACATTTTTACTCTCTTGAAAATCCAACTAAAGAAGATTACGAGGTTATTATTGAACACTTCGCCGGAAAACTAAAATCTAAAAATGACGAACTTAAATCACTTGTTGATATGATGGAAAACGGTCATTTAGACTTTTATAAAAATCAGTTGAAAGCAATAATTAAAATTTAAATAGCTAGTTATGGAAAATACAAATAAACCATTTAACCCATTAATGCAACAATTTGATGGCGTACAAGCTATGGAATCTTATGCTTCTTGCAATGAGAAAAACAGCTTTACATTAAGAGATTACTTTGCCGGACAGTGTATTTCAAATCAAGTTTGGGAAGCATACGACCACTCAGAAGAAATAGCTAAAAGAGCATATCAATTAGCAGACGCTATGCTTAAACAACGTGAACTATAACCACTTTACTAACTCTCTTTAATTAGAGGGAATAAACAATTAAAACTAAGAAATTATGAAAAAATACGAAATATCAGAAGATTTTATTCTTGAAGCGCATAAAGAGGCTTGCTCATATTGGCAAAAAAGAATTGAAAAAGAAGTTCCCGAGCTTTTTAAATTTAAGTTGGAAGTGGGTAAATGGTATCGTTCATCGAATAAACCTTTAGCTTTTTGCTCTAAAATTATAAATGATAATAGTTTTATAGGTTATGGTTTTGGCACTGGCTCTGCCGATGTTTGGTATGGCGAAGATGAAAGGTTGCCGTGGGACGGAAGTAAATGGACTTTAGCCACAGAAGAAGAAGTAAAAGAGGCTTTGATTAAAGAGGCAGAGAAAAGAGGGTTTAAAAAAGGAATTAAATTCATAAGCGCAAGATACAAATGTACAGAGGTTGCAAAAAACGGGAGCATCATTTTTTTTAATGATGACTTCACTTTGACGTTAGACGGAAACTACATTTTTGATAAGGGCAAATGGGCAGAAATCATAAAAGAAACCGAAGTAACCCAATCAGATTTAATTCAGTTCTACAAAGAGCAAAAAGGCATTGATTCACTTAAAATTATTGCGTGATGACCCACTACAACCAACTACTCAAAAGAGTAAAAGAACACGTAAACGATCCGGTTTTTCAGAAACCAATTAAATCAGATTTGCTCCCTAAGAATGGAGATACTCGAATAATAACTAAACTTTCTCGATTATGTCAGAAATCATAAAGAATATTATAGCCGAACAAGTTTCAATTAAAGTTAATAATCAATTTGCCATTTTAGTCGGAAACGAAAAGACTGATGTTTGTACCTTTTGGAAAAAAGACATTAAAGATAAAAAGGCTAAAAACAATGCCTTGCTGCTTATTGATGGTTTAGATACAGCAAACAAATGCGGTCTTTTGCCTTCGGAGTTATTGGAAGCTAAGAATGAATTGTTGGAACTACTTAAAGAGATTCATAGTTACGATGGTTTTGTATTTGAAAAAGATTATAAAAGAGTTTCAGAACTAATCCAAAAACACACCCAATGAGAAAGCTAAAGATAACACGTAAAGACCGTTTAGTATTAAACGAGTTAGGATGGAAAGCACTTTACCTTTTAGCATCCTTTTCAATTATTGCGACTGCTTTTGTGTCGGGATATTATGTTTGTTTAATAACAAATAATTTTAAGTAAAATGGAAACATTAAACATTATAGCAATTTGCATTATTGTAGGCTTACTGATTGCAGGATCTACAATATTTTTTGGGTGTTGGTGGTTATCAATGCTTAATAAAAAAGATTAGTCCTTCGGGGAAAACAATAAATATTAATTTAAAAAATAGAAAAAAATGGACATTAAAATTAACCATAGTTACGGCAGTACGGAAATAGTTTTCGAGGCTGAAAATGTAAAAGTTGTCGAAAGTATAAGCGAATCTATTTACGGTAAAAAAGAAGATGGTAAAATTGACTTTTTAAAAAGACTTGGATATGATATTACCAACGATGCAATGGACAAATTAACTCGCGCATTAGATGATATTTTTGAATATCGAAATAGAGAGTACGACAGTTCATGCTTAATCGAAAGAATGTTTGAAAAGCTCCCTAAAGAAGAAATGCAAGTTCTTCTGAAAAAACTAATCAGAGATTATGAAACAGAAGATTAACTTTTCAAAACCAAATACCACAACCAAAACAGCTTTTCAGAAATGAGAGGCTGTTTTAATTTAAATAACAATTAAAAATCAATACGATGGCACAAGAAACAAAAAAAGCTACAGTAATAGCTAATGGCAGAAAAGTAGAAGTTTATAAATCTTCAATTCGCGGAACGTGGATAGATTTTTCAGACTGCAAAACCGAGTACAAAGATTCTGAACTACGGTTTTAATTTTCAATCAATCAATTTCTAATAAACAATAACAAATGAGTACAACAGAAATTACAACTACTTCGCCGAAAAAGGGATTTTCGCAGTTGTTAGACAGTCCGGCTATTAAGCAAAGGATTCAAGAGGTTTTAAAAGACAGAAGCACACAGTTTGTAACTTCTGCTTTGTCGCTTTTCAATTCAGACGCGAAACTTTCAGCGTGTGAACCCGCAAGTTTATTTAACGCTTGCCTTACTGCAACTTCTTTAGGGTTGCCGATAAACAATAATTTGGGATTCGCGTATATTATTCCTTATGGAACGCAAGCGCAATTTCAAATAGGTTATAAAGGATTCAGACAATTAGCTATAAATTCAAACCAATACAAGTCGTTGGACGTTAAAGCGGTTTACGAAGGTCAATTTGTCGAAGATGATTCCTTTAAAGGTTTTCACTTTGACTGGAAATCAAAAATTTCGGATAAGGTTATTGGTTACGCTTCTTACTTTCAATTACTGAATGGCTTCGAGAACGTTTATTTTTTGAGTATTGAAGAAATTAACCAACACGCGAAAAAATACTCTCAGACGTTTAAAAAATACGGAACTGGACTATGGAAGGATGATTTCGAGAAAATGGCTAAAAAGACCGTTGTTAAGCTCCATTTGAATAGTGGGTTTGCTCCTTTGTCAATCGAAATGCAAAAAGCACAGTTAGCGGATCAATCGATTATCGGGGATGATGAAAAATATACCTACATCGACAATGAGCCGGAAACATTAAACGACATTAACGAAGAAGAAGAGTACAATAGAACTTTTAGCTTTTTAGAAAAATGCGAAACGCTTGCAGAATTCAAAGAGTTTAAAGATAGTGTCCCTTCAGATGTTTTAGGTCGTATGGAAAAAGACTTTGACAACAAGGAAAATGAACTTATTCTATTGGCGGAAACTCAAAAATCTAAGAAATAATGGAAAACACTTTAGACTTCGATAAATATCTATTTCGATGCAGTTCATTGGGCAAGTTGATGGTTGGCGTAAAACCCAACCTTACCGAAAAGCAGACAGAAGAAATGCACCGATTGACCGACAAAATGAATGACGGTAAAATAACTGAAAATCAAACTATTCTTTTGGGTCAGTTGTTAGAAAAAAAGAACGCTAAAAATGACCTCTCAGAGACAACAAAAAACTATCTTAAGGAACTACACCTTGAAATGCTTTTTAGACGCTCTAATGAGCTTAGAAGCAAATTCCTTGATAAAGGAATACAAGTTGAGGAAAAATCTTTAACGCTTTATTCTTCAGTCAGCGGTAAACCATTTTTCAAAAACAAACAGCGTTTCAATAACGAGTACATTACGGGAGAACCCGACAATGTAAATAAAATTGTTCGGGATATAAAAAGCAGTTGGGATTTTTCAACGTTTCCATTTTACGAAACAACAATTCCTAATTCAATGTATGAATGGCAACTTTTAGGTTATTTGGAACTTACGGGATTGAAAGAGGCTGAATTGGTTTATTGCCTTGTCGATACCCCTTTTAAAATTATCGATGATGAAATTCGCCGATTGGATTGGAAGGAAAACATTATGACAATGGAAGGAGATATTAAAAAAGACAAACAGCAGTTAGTTGTTGAACTTGTCGCTTCCAAAATCTATACTCAAAAAGGACTTGAAGACTTCTGCCAACAATCGTCGAACATAAACATTGAATGGTTTGGAAATTTTCAAGAAGTTCCGGAAAATTTACGGGTAAAAATATTTTCCATTTCCCGAGACGATGAAAAAATAAAATCCCTTTTTGCCCAAATTGAAATTACCGATTGTGAGCCCTTTTTTATCCATTTGGCAAGAATGTTTCATTTTTAAACCCAAATGCGGGAATTATTCTTTTTTATTTGTTGGCCTTAGTTTAGGATTTTGATT